TGTATAGGGAGATTAGGTAAAGAATCTAAGATGATCTTTTGTGGTGATTCATACCAAATAGATCTCAAAGATAAAAACTGGTCAGCATATCATGATATGGCTAAACTATCACAATCAAAGTATGTATTTAAAGTGGTGTTAGAAGATTCACATAGACATAGTGCTATTGATGATCTACTAGATCTTTTAAATGGATATAATTAATAAAAAATGATTTAAACTTTTTTTATTTAAACTTTTTACATATATTTGTCATAATATTAATTTAAATTATTTTAAAATGGCAAATGCTAAAACCAACGGACCTAAAACAGTTCCAACACCAGAAGACTTATCTAAAGCTGAGTTAGATACAAAGAGAAAAGATATTTCTAAATACTACAAAGAGAATGTTCCTCACTTAAGAACTCAATTAGAGTATGAAGAACTTTTAAGAGATATTGAGAAGACACGTGCAGAAAGATTACAAGCACAGATGTATATTGCTCAAACAATGGCACCAGATCCAGATAGTGAAGATGACACTCCCGTGAGAGCAACTCCACTAAGACAAGATGGTCAAGAGGCTGCTGAAGCAATTAAAAGAACCCTTAAAAAACAAGTATAATGAACTTTAGTAGAGAACGAATAAAAGAAGCTCTATCAAGAAAAGGTTATAAATACTTTGAGAGCGGTGAGTACAATGTAAATATTGTTGGTGTAAGAAATTCTGACACTGCAAATAAAGTAACTAATGCTTTTGATGATACTATTACTGTCTCATACAAAGTGGATGGTGTTTGGCAGTATCATGAGTTTCCATGCACTACTGACCCTGGTACCCATTGGGTAGAAAATGTTATGAACCCTGATGGTGTAGCAATTCTAAAGCCAGGTCAATATTCCAAATCACATAAGATTAGAAAACACCAAGGAAGGTATGAAGCTTTAGGGCAGCAGAATCCAGTTGCTGTATATCGTGATAATAATAGAGATGACATATATAATCTAAATCAAGAAAATGTTCAGATTGGCATATTTGGGATTAACATCCATAGAGCAACTAAGTATGAAGGTAAAATGTCTACGAAAATAGGCAAGTGGTCAGCTGGTTGTCAAGTCATTGCAGCTAATGATGACTGGACTCAGTTTATGAAAATTATGAGAAAAGCAAGAAAAGCATGGAATAATAATTTTACATACACACTGATAGAAAGTAAAGATATTTCTAAAACATGGCTTTAGTAAACAAAATAGAAAAGAAAATAAAAATGAGTAAGGATGAGGTTATAAAATACCAATTCCTTACTCATTGTTTTCTTAATGATATACAAATTAGTGCATCTGATTTACAATGCTTACATGCGTTGTCTGTGATGGGTAAAGTAGAGCTTACTAAATTTTGTGAAACAATAGCGTTGACTGGTATATTTAAAAGCTCTCAGTCCTGTAGAAATGCATTGTCTAAAGCAGAGAAAAAAGGTTTAGTTGTTAAAGACGGGGAAAATAAAAAGAAAATTTTTATAAATCCTAAGATGGAAATAGAAATAGAAGGAATAATATTATTAGATTATAAAATATTAAGTTTTGAATCCTAAAGATTATAAACCTTTTTATGATAAAATTGCTGTTGAAGCAGAGGTACATAAAGACCTTGTAAGTGAATTTGTTTCTTTCTTCTATGGAAAGGTTAGGTACAACTTATCAAGCTTAACGCATTCAAAAATAAATTTACCAGGACTTGGAACATTTAAAATTAGAACTGGCAAACTTAGAGGGGCAATAAAAAGAAATAAAGATATTTTAGGTAACCTAGAGAAAATGACTTATTCAGGATATGAAAAACATTTACCAGTTGTTAATAAGCTAAAAGAAATGGAAGATCTTTTAGAGGTAGTGGACGAGAATATAAAAGATAAAAAACAATTTAGAGATGAGAATAAATAAACTACTTGCAGCATTTGGTAATCTTGATAAAATTGCTGAAGGAATTAAAAATAAAATATTTAAAAATGAAGACGTTGAGGCTATAGCTAAAATGAGATGGCAGGAATGTAAGTCATGCCCATTGTTAGATGAAAAGGGTACGTCATGTGCAGTCAATGGTACACAACCTTGTTGTGCTGATTGTGGTTGTAGCATATCCTTAAAGATAAGAGCCATGTCTGCTGATTGTACTAAAGGAAGATGGAAAGCTGTAATGTCACCTGAACTAGAAAACAAGCTTAATAATCAAGTGTATTTTGGTCATGAAGCTAGACAAGAACATGAGGTTAAATTAAAGAAGCTTAAAGCAGAGCAGAAGGTTAAGTATGAACAAGCAAAAATAAAAAGAGATGGCGGTAATATTTAAAGAAGAAGGTCATATTTATGAAAGTTTAAATGAAGATCTTGAAAAGGATAAAGTTAAATGGACTAGTGTAACTAGTTTTATTGGCATGTTTAAACCAAAGTTTGATAGAGATGGGCAAGCCAAGAGGTCATCCAAAAACAAAAGATCTAAGTGGTATAAAATGACCCCCAAAGAAATACTTAAAGCATGGGACACAGAAACAGAAAGAGCTATTGGATTAGGTAATTGGTATCACAACCAAAGAGAAGAAAATATACTTGAGTTTAAAACAATTGAAAGGGATGGGGTAGAAGTCCCTATTATTAGACCCATTGTTGATAATGCTGGAATAAAAATTGCACCAGAACAAAACCTAGATAATGGTGCATATCCAGAACTTTTTGTATACTTGAAATCATTAAGTTTATGTGGCCAAGCTGATTTAGTTAGTATAGTTGATGGTGTTATAAACATCCTTGATTATAAAACAAATAAAGAAATAAAAGAAAAAGGATTTACAAATTGGGAAGGTATAACAAGTAAGATGTTTAATCCAATTAGTCATTTAGATGAGTGTAATTTAAATCATTATAACCTACAGATGAGCTTATATGCGTATATTATTAAGAAGCATAACCCCAAACTTAAAGTGGGGAAATTACAAATCCAACATGTTTCATTTGAAAAAGAAGGGGAAAATGAGTTTGGTTATCCAATAACTAAATATAATGATCAGAATGAACCAATTATAAAAGAAATAAAAATGTATAATCTACCATATTTAAAAGATGAAATAAATAGCTTAGTGATGTGGTTAAAAGACAATCCACAATGTTAGTAAAATTATTTGATATACAAAATGGTAAAGTAATACCATCAGAACACTGTTATACTTTAAAATCCTTAAAGGTTATTATGGATGAATATCCGGTTACATATTTATCAGTTTACCTTTATATATTCTATATGACATGTCCTGATCCTGATATGAATCCTTTCTTTAATGTCCCAGAACATGAGAAAGAAGATTTAATAATTCAAGAGATTGGATTGGAAGATTCTCCAGAAAACGGAAAGATTAGACAAGCTGTTGACATGTGTAAAGAGATGTACCAAACACCAACGTATAGAGCATACAAGGGTATTAAAACAATGCTAGATAGACTAGCTAGATATATGGAGACCACATCTATTGAGCATGGTAGAGATGGTAATTTAACATCATTAGTAAATACAGCAGCTAAGTTTGATCAAATAAGACAGTCATTCAAGGGTGCTTACAATGATATGAAAGATGAACAAAAAAGCCAGGTCCGAGGTGGACAGGGATTAGCATATGATCAATTATAAATTAAAACTAAATTAAAATGAGTAAAATTAGACCAATAGGAGATAGACTTCTAATAAAACAACACAGTGCTGAGGAAACATATACTAATACAAACATATACATTCCAGAATCTAACCAAACAAAAGAAGACCGTGGTACTGTTGTAGGAATAGGTGATGAAGTTAAAGGAGTGTTTGAAGGAGAGGTAGTACTTTTTAATCAATTTGTACAACCTGTTAAGGTAGACCACATGGATGAAAGTCATTTATTACTTAGACAGCAAGATGTATGGGCTATTGTTGATGATGAGTAATGTATACTTCTATACCAACATATAAGAATGAATCTTGGATTACAACAGACTTTGAAACAAAAGATGATTGGACTAAATATCTTATTAACTTATTTAAAGAGCCAGGCCAATATGATTTTGATGATATAGCTTTATTGTTTAATGAACAAGCTATTATGTTTAATAAACAAGGATTCTATTGTGATAAACCTTTTAGATCAAAAGATTTTAATAAATATTGGGAAGATCAAAAACTTAAATGTAGAGTAGGTGTATTATATCATGGTAAAAAAAACGTTTTCTATTTAAGTAGAGATTACTATATGTGGTTAAACTTTTTACCAATATTTGACAAAGAGGAAAAAAAATATGGATTTGCTAAGATCAGAGATGCTCAATATCATATGGCTCTCTATGAGATACTTGCTGAGTTGCATAACAAACATGTTGCTATACTTAAGAAACGTCAGATAGCATCTTCATATTTTCATATGGCTAAACTTTTAAATCAATTTTGGTTTGAAGAAGGATCCATATGTAAGATAGGTGCGTCTCTAAAAGATTATATTAATGATAAAGGATCATGGAAGTTTTTAGATGAATATAAAACTTTTCTTAATGAACATACTGCTTGGTATAGACCATGCACTCCAGAAAAAGTTTTATTATGGGAACAAAAGATTGAAGTTAGAATTAATAACAGAAAAACTAACAAAGGTCTTATGTCTAAAATACAAGGTGCATCATTTGAGAAAAATGCTACTACAGGTGTAGGTGGACCTTGTACATATTTCTTTCATGAGGAAGCAGGTATTGCTCCTAAGATGGATATGACGTATGAGTATATTAGACCAGCAATGACATCAGGTATGATGACTACAGGTATGTTTATTGCAGCAGGATCTGTAGGTGATTTACAACAATGCAATCCACTCAAAGAATTTATACTCAATCCACAAGCAAATGATATATATGCTGTAGAGACTGATTTAATGGATGATAAAGATGGTATAGGTATAGCAGGGCTATTTATACCTGAACAATGGTCTATGCCCCCTCATATTGATAAATTCGGTAACTCATTAATTAAGGAATCACTAAAAGCAATTGTACAAGAAAGAGGTCAATGGCAAAAAGATTTAGCACCAGAGCAATATCAATTACGTATATCTCAAAAACCAATCAACATTGCAGAAGCATTTGCGTACAGAAAAGCTGCAGTATTTCCACAAGGTGTAATTGCAGAACAACAAAAACGTATTGAAGATAAAAAATATGCGTATGAGTTTATTGAATTAGAAAGAGACTCAAAAGGTATCATTGCTAAAAGAACTAAAAAACTACCCATAACTACTTTTCCAGTAAAGAAAAAATTAGAAGACAAAACAGGATGTTTAATTGTTTGGGAAAGGCCAATTGATAATCCAGCGTTTGGAACATACTATGCATCTATTGACCCTGTATCAGAAGGTAAAACAACCACATCAGATTCTTTATGTAGTATATTTGTTTACAAGAATCCTATTGAAATAACTAGAGATACTCCTGATGGACAAGAAACATTTATTGAGAAAGATAAAATTGTTGCATCATGGTGCGGAAGATTTGATGATATTAATAAAACACATGAGCGTTTAGAGTTAATAATTGAATGGTATAAAGCATGGACTATAGTTGAGAATAATATTTCTTTATTTATACAACATATGATTGCTAAAAGAAAACAAAAATATCTTGTTCCAAAACAACAAATATTATTCCTAAAAGACTTAGGGTCTAATGCAAGTGTATTTGCAGAATATGGCTGGAAGAATACAGGAACTTTATTTAAGAATCATCTTATATCTTATGCAATTGAATATATACGTGAAGCAATAGATGAAGAGCTAGATGACAATGGTGAAATAATTAGTCAAACATTAGGTGTTGAAAGAATACCAGACAAAATGTTGTTAACAGAAATGTCTCAATACTACCCTGGTCTCAACGTAGATAGGTTAGTTGCGTTTGCAGCATTAGTTGCATTTGCAAGAGTCCAACAGTCTAATAGGGGATATTTAAAACGTAAAGAGAGTGATAAGTCATCAAATAACTTGGAAAATTCCAAAAATTTGTATAAATTATCTATGAACCCTTTTAAGAACATTGGTAGAAGAAAAACTAGGTCAAATGGTAATACATCGAGAAGATCTCCATTTAAAAATATAAAATAATGAATTGGATTCAAAATACAACAGCAGGTAATTTACAAATTAGTTATATAATTATATAAAAGTATGAGAGTATTTAATGCCCTACAATTAAAGAAAGGTGCTAAAGTTGAGGCAAGCAAGTATCCTGCTACATCTAGCTTAACACAACCTGTGCAATTTCTTTCTGCAAAAAAGAAAGATGAAAATTGGGCAGCATGGAATTTAGATTGGCTAGAGGTTCAAGGTATGAATTTTTTAAAGGGCAATGCTAGAAAACTTCTTAAAAACTATAAACTAGCAAAAGGGATTATAGATAAAACAGATTATATTACTGAGCCAGATAATGACTATAAAGATCTAATGGAGGTCTTAACCAAAGAAGATGAGTCAGCATTGGAGTTAAGATTTTATCCTATTATACCTAATGTTGTTAATGTTCTAACCGGAGAGTTTTCTAAAAGATTTTCAAAAGTACAATTTAGAGCAGTGGATGATTTATCATATAATGAGATGATAGAGGAAAAAAGATCACTCATTGAAGAAAATTTATTAGCTGATGCAAAGTCTAAAATGACACATGAAATGATTAAGCTTGGTCTTGACCCTGCATCTGAAGAAGCACAAAAAAAATTAGATCCAGAATCTTTAAAGTCATTACCAGAAATAGAAGAATTTTTCCAAAAAGATTATAGGAGTTTAGTTGAAGAATGGGCGACTCATCAAATGAATGTAGATGAGGAAAGATTTAAAATGAAAGAGTTAGAGGAGAGAGGGTTTAGAGATATGCTTATTTGTGATAGAGAATTTTGGCATTTTAAAATGTTAGAAGATGATTATGATGTAGAGTTGTGGAATCCAGTATTAACATTCTACCAAAAGTCACCTGATGTAAGATATATTTCTGATTCTAACTATGCTGGTAAGTGTGAGATGCTAACTATCTCAGATACAATTGATTCATACGGATACTTAATGACTAAAGAAGAATTAGAGTCTTTAGAATCTATCCATCCTGCAAAATCTGCTATATATCAACAAACCGGAGTACAGAATGATGGTTCATATTATGATCCAACAAAAAGTCATAAGTGGAATACACAATCACCATCATTAGGATATAGACAATTTATGAGTAACTGGGCAACTAATCCAGGGGGAGGAGGAGATGTGGTGAGTGAAATATTAAATGAAAGTGAGGATGTAAGATCATGGGGAGACTCAGAGATGTTAAGAGTATCACAAATATATTGGAAGACTCAAAGAAAAGTAGGTCACATGACAAGGGTGTTTGATAATGGTGAGGTAGAACAATTAATTGTTGATGAAAGTTTTAAGACAACACACAAGCCAATTTACAATACTGTTCTATTCAAACAAAAATCAAAAGATAATCTTATAGAAGGGGAGCATGTAGATTGGATATGGATTAATGAAGTTTGGGGTGGAACTAAAATAGGAAGAAACTTACCAGGTTCATGGAGAACACAAGTTAGTTCAGACCTAGATCCAATATACTTAGGTATAAATAAAAAGAAACCAGGAAGGGTGCAGTTTCAATTTAAAGGGGACAATAATTTATATGGCTGTAAACTACCAATTGAAGGAAGAGTTTATTCTGATAGAAATACAAAGTCAACTTCTTTAGTTGATTTAATGAAACCTTATCAAGTGGGGTACAACATGGTCAACAACCAAATAGCAGATATTCTTGTAGATGAGCTTGGGACTGTTATTATGTTTGATCAAAATGCATTACCTCGTCACTCTATGGGAGAAGACTGGGGTAAAAACAATATGGCAAAAGCATATGTAGC